TTAGGGTTTCCTAAAACAGGTACCCAGTTTACAACAATAAAAGTGCCAGCATTTGCACAATAAACAATACAAACGCTGGCACATATTAAGTTTAAGCTATCACGCCAAACTCGGCAAAAATTTTGTAAGCGTGGTGGGTGTCATACGTGGAATGTCTCCACTGAGAGAAATCATGCTTGCCGCACCAAGGTCAGGAAGTGCTCCAGCGGTGTTAACCCACTGCAAACCGTCGTATGCAACAGAACGGGTGGAAGGTGCTTCCTGTGTCATGTTGTATTCAACAAACGTGAACCGCGGATTGTACCTTCTCTGCTGGTCCTGGACCGTTGCATTAGGATACGCGTAGTCAGGGGCACTGATGACCAGAATATTGGGCATCCATCTTGCGATAGCTTCGTTGTGCAAAATGGCATTACCGAGGTCGCCATTTCCAGGAATGAGCATGTCACAGCTACACTTAATTCTGCACAGCATGTTTGCGTTGGTTTTGCCATAAATTGTCGGGTCATAAAGGCAGTTGAATGTAATGGCACCAACATCAATGGCTGCACCCTCTTCTCCCATGCGTGTAAACTCGGTGTTTGTTCCTTCATGGAGTGCCGCAATCACACCAGCTTCTACAGCCTTTACAGCATCCTTATCTGCACCTGTGTAGTTTGTCCAGTTAATGCTGGATGGAATCCAGGCGTGCTTGATAGTATAGAGAGATTTTAGCTCTTGAATTGCGGAAGCACTGCACACTTCCGGGCTCCAAGAGGTGATGATAAGCTCGTCAATTTCAGGCTTACCAGGTTCGACAAATCCGTGGTGTGCGAACAGTCCGGCAACTGCCGCCTTAACACTGGTACCGCCGCCGGTATTGAGAAGAATGTTGTACTTGTTTTTCTGCAAATCTACATGCCTGATGAAGTGGCACCCGTGCAGCTGGCCGGTTGAACCGTCATTTACACATAGCTGGTACACATCTACCTGCCCATATACGCTTCCACCACCGCCGCTTGGTCTATCTTCAAGGTCTTTAATTCGCTTGTTCTGCTCGGTCTGTTCATGGTCGATTCTTTCGACATCGCCTTGTAGCTCGGTAATGTGCGTTTCGGCAGTGCTAACCCTCGTGGTGAGTGCGGTGAGATTGTTTTCAAGCGTTGTGACTCTTGTGGTTAGCCTACTCAGGTTAGATTCCAGCGTCGCGCACCTGGTCTTTAGCGCGTTAATCTCGCCATCCTGTTGTGTGTTCTTTGACTCGATTGCTGTGAGTCTGGCGTCTTGCTGGTTGTTCTTGGTTTCTATGCTTGTCAGCCTGTTGTCCTGTTCACGGTCTTTTGCTTCGATTGCGGCAATCTTCGCATTAACCTCGTCGCGGAAGGCTTCGTACTCTACTCGCAGTGCGGCCAAGTCGTCTGCCACCCGCTTAATCTGCGCCGTCAGCCTTGCGTCCAGTTCCTTGACATTAGCGTCAAGTTGTAAAATCAGCGCCCGGTTCTCGTCAATAACGTCAATAGCGTCATTCAGGCTATGAAGAATTTTGTTCAGTTCCTCATAGTAGCTAAGGGCATCGTCATACACAGTCGGTAGGACCGTGGGGTGGAACCCAATAGCCGTTCTTTTAACCACCCTCGGTGTAAATTCAGCCATATGAAATCCTCCTTACCAGATATTCATAAACAGCACGCCAAGGTCCTTGAGAACGTCCTGGTCAATGTTTAGAAAACTTTCCCGCAGTTCTCTCAGCATTTTCGCATAGGACGCGCCGCCAATTTTGCCGGTGACCTTCTCAAGATATTCGGCTGTATTGTTGGTAGTTCCTTTGACATCTTCGTTTCCGGTTGTGGTGTTTTTTACGGTCCCACTGCTGTCAACCTGGTCGGTAACGTCCTCTTTTCCGCTGGTTGTGACGTTTGTGTTGGTGTTGTCACTATCTGTGTTATACTCTGCTTCGGTTAGGTATGTTCCATTCTCAACACCGGTCAGACTTCCCTGCGGCGTTTCGGAATACTTTTTGATGTGCGTCTGATTGCCGGACACGCTGGTGGTGTCTGTGCCGCTTGTCACTACCTTTTTCACGTCCTTACTGGTAGCAGTGCTTTCGGTGTTGTCGGTCCCATCGCGTTTTGTGATTCTGGTGTCAGCTCCTGCGTCCGTGCGATTTCCACTCTTGGTGTAATCAACATCAGTTAGGGGGTTCACGCCAGCCATTAGAAGCTCGGACTTGTACAGCTGGTTATAATACGGCATGATTTCGCACAGCTTGTTCTGTAACATCAGCTTCCAATGACCATACGTCTCACACCCGATTTCACGGGTATAGAAATATCGTAGAATTTTCTTCTCAAGCGGGACACGGTATTCCTCGTCAAAGATAGGCCATTCAAAGTCGAATATTTTCGGCACAGCCAGGTCAAGGATTTCATCAATCTTGCTGAATCCCTGGCTCACGTCATAACCGGCTTCTACTTCACAGATATAGCGAACTTCGGTTGTGTAGATGCTCACTCCTCCACCCCCTCAGAATCAATGGTATCGTCTCCCATGCCAGTCTCCGGGTCAATGGCCTGGAAATCTTCGCGGTAATCGCACCAGATATCCAGTCCGAACATAGCGTTGATTTTCTTGCACGCTTCGCGGCGACTTTCCAGTCTGCTGTACCGGCTTGCAATCGTGCCGCCCTGGTTTCTCGTCACCTCGTCAGTGATTAGTCTTTCCTTCTTCTGAATGTTGATGTTGCTGATACCAAGATATGTCAAGGCTTCGTTCCATAGCTGGGTCTTTAATGTGTACAGCTTATCCGCCACGAACGGCGCGCCAGTGTTCAGCACGTTCAGCGGACTCTTACCAAGGTCCTTGGTTCCCATAATGATTGGTTCATTGCCGGTCCACTGCTTGTACACGTTAAGAAGGGTCAGACGCTGGCTCTCGTCACAGTTAATGAGAACAGGTGTTTTCTGCGCGTTGGCGTTCACGTCAATGGCGCGGTCCAGATTGTATAGCCGCTTGGCAAACATCTGAATGTCAAGCATTGAGTTTGTGTGTAGATAGTTGTTGAAAATGAGAACGCTGTCATTAGCCGTCAGGTTCTTGGTGTACCCGTTTGGTGCATAAGCCTGACGGTTGTTTGGGATTCCATACACGTCAAGGCTACCACCCTGAGCATTATGCAGGCACAGATAGCCAAGACCTCCATCATCCTCAAAGAACACCATTTGTCCCTGTGCGAACAGCCCCAGTTCCAGGTATCTTGGGTCAACGGTGTCAGGTAGATTCTTCCATTCAAACATGGAGATAGCCAGTTCTGTGAGTCGGTGATAATACTGCAAATAGGTTGCATTATTCAGTACACCGCTTTCCCAGAACATCTTATTCCGTCTGCTCATTGCTTGTCACCTCCTATTGTGGGCTGTTGTCAAGTTCATAATGTCCAACCTCATTTATGTTTTTCCAGAACGTAATGCCGTGGTCAAAAATGTTGCAAATTTGGTTAACAGCATCACCAGGAGCTTTTCCAGTGATAGTACACCCAGCAGTTTTGACGTAGTTCCAGTGTGGTCTGGTGCTGATATACGGCACCTTGTTTCTTAATGTCGCGTAGCCAAAGCGGTCAAAATAATCGTCAATGATACGCGCATACTCGGGGCGAACGTGCATGTTCATAAACACAAAGCCAAACAGGCCACGCAAATACATTGCAACGTTTGAGGTTAGAGAACCAACAGTCACCTTGCGATTTTGTAAGTAGCCCATAGCGCGTTGTGCCCCATACAGGGCATCGGAACCCATTTGCAAGCGGTTAGCTGTCTGAGTCTCCGTGGGAAGGGCGCTCTTGTTGGCACCAATGTACGCCGCTCTTGCCGCTCCACTACTAACAGTTGTGGTTGCAAGGCCAGTTGTGGTTGGCGCTTCTGCGGCCATAAAACCAGTAAGCATTTGTGGGTTACTGGAAGTTGCGGCCATAGCGGCCATGTTTAGCATCATCATTGACTGCACAAATTTTGCCGCACCGTCTGTTGTAGCATAAGGGCATTTGGGAAAATTTGTAACAGACAACATATCTACAGGTGTTGTGTAGTTTAGCGGTTCCCTCTGCTTATAACCAACAGGCATTAACACAGCAGTTGGACTCACCCCTATATCTGGTGTTAAAGTGAAATCACATCCGGTGCCCTTGAAATACTCATAATGGTATTCCACTTCTGCTCCCTGTAAGTTGCTTCCTAACAGGTAGTTATATGGGTAGGTCAGCAGTTTTTTATTGCGTGGGGTGTAACCGCCGATTGACTGTTGTGACTTTTCAAATGTGACACTGTATGTCTTGTAATCATCGGTTTCGCCACCAGAATCCTGTACAAAATCTTTCGGAAGCAGATAAATGTCCATAATCACGTCTGGGTTTGATAGTATCTGCAAACCAGCAAGCAGTGCTTTGACGCTATTCACACCGGCTTGTGTTAGAGGGTATGTTTCAAACTCAACCTGTGAGAAGTATTTACCTGCGTACAGCTTACTTTCGGACAGGTCGCCGCGAAGTGTAGCGGCTTTTGCAACAACAATGACCCATTCCTGAAAGTGTGGGCATACTGCCAAGGAACCTGCTTCCATGTCACCTGTTCCAAGGTTTTCTGGAACAGTGTTGTCTCCAACACCATCAGTAAGCGGGTGTTCGCGTTCAACAAAGCATTGTTCCAAGTCGCAATCGAGAAACCATGTCTGAATCGGGTCAATGGTATAGTTAATCCTGGTAGTGTTTTCGTTTACATACGCCACACTGTCAACGAAACCGTAGAACCATCTGGTGATATACGGCGTGTTGGGATTCCAGCTGTTTGTAAACATCACATAGTTTGACGTATAAAGTGCAGAAATTCGGCTCTCCACGTCAATATAACCGCGCTCAATACGCTGAAACGTTAAACCAGTATAAGTGTGTTTAACGAAAGTGCTCATTGCGTTGTACTGGTCCTCACGATTCTTGAAGTACACAGTGTGGTCAAAACTCTTGTCAAATGGTGCGCCCTCAAGTAGTTTTACACATGTGTTAGGTGTAGCCATATTTTCACCTCCTTAGAAGTAGAGGGGAGGAAGCCCTCCCCTCATGATTAGGCCGGGTCAGCAGGTTTCGAATCGTAGAACACCAGGGTGTCGCCGACGTTCATGTCAGGAGTCAGCTCGTTGAGCTGGTATGTGCCGTTCGGCTTCTCCGTTGTTTTCACCAGCTTGTAAGGGTCCCAGGCGTTTTTAACCATCCAGGGCTCGTCAATATGATTTTCTGTCAAGGCAGGGACAAAAGGAAGAACACTTACGATAAATTCCGGCACTTGTGGTCCAAGCACAACAGTTCCATACGGTGTTACAGCCCCCAGTTCATCGACTGTTACAGATGAGTTCACGCCATGAAAATGCAAGTCAACAAAGTACGGCACAAACCCCGCTCTTTTGATTTCTTCCTCTGACGCCGCCAGAACAAACGTGGTACCGGCTTCGGAGGTTGTCTTGGAGACGATTTCAACGGTAATACTTGCCATGTTTTAACCCCCCACTGTTCGTTTTACAGGAAACACACTTCCGGGCGACTCAACGACCAGACACAAATTAGTGTAAGGTGCATTTGGGTCTGAATCGGATGGTGTACAGAGAACACCAGGTCCCACGCCATTCACGATCTGAACGCCCGCATCGCCCTTGAACATCTTAACGCCATACCCGGGGATGTTTACTGTGACGGTAATATCGCCACCAGACTCATCTGAAAAGCCAAACGCACCGCCACGGTAAACGCTACTGACAGATGAACTCTGGCCATCATATTTAAAACCGCCATCGTAGTCGATAGTACAGTACACCATTCCATTCACAGTGGCAGGCACCAGCTTATGCACGACGGTGTATTCATTCGTCTGGCCATTTTTCTTGACCAGCAGCGCTTCCTTAATTACGCCATAGCTTCCCATGACTTAGGCCCCCTTCTTGAACACAACAGCGTTGGCAAACGGGGACGAGGAAACGGTTTTCCAGACGTTCAGGAAGTAGTTGTTGTACATACCAGCGGCGACATAGTCGTCAGTGAAAGCGGTCAGGTTGTCGTACACCTGGAACCACTCGCGGTCACACAGCACAGCCAGCACACCCTTCATGTTGTCCAGCTCGTCCTGGGTAACAGGCGGCAACATATCGCTGGAAGCCTGGATAATGCTGAACCGGTCGGAGTCGAACGTGGTGAAGTCATCAATGAGCTTGAGATGACCCATGAAATTGGCCTTGTCCATGTTGAACGCGCTGGCAAGCACGTTGACATCAAACTGGGCATTGAACATAGCATCCATGAAAATGAACTGGTCGTTCTTTGGGCTGGTGGTATGCACACCCTGGGCGTTGTACTCAGTTTTCATGAACTCCAGGATATTGGAAGTACCCCGGAAAGCGACAGCGGCGCTATTCAGACCGTTGCTGGTGTCCACGGTTACAGCCTTCATCTCATTGGCGTTCACACCCTTGATAATTAGATACTTGAACAGCAGATACTCGTCGTACTCAGCGGCGGTGGAAACAGCGGAGATGATTCTGGCAATCAGGTCGGTCACGCCGTTCGGACTCATAAACGCCTGTTTCAGGTCCTGCTGCTGGATGGTGATGGGATACTGAACGCGCCAGTTCATGGCGTGGAACGCGGTACGCACGTCGGGAAGGGTGCGTTTGAACTCGCGGTCAGCTGCCTTTTCGGCGGAGAACTCGCGGGCTTTGGAAATGTTTACATATACTTCCTCGACAGTCTCGCCGAACTCAAGATAGCCCTTTTTCAGCTCGGCATAAGCGTTATTGAACAGGGCGCTCTTAACCTTTACGGCGGCGATTCTGTTGACCAGGGCGGACAGAAACTGATTCGCCAGAACGGGATAGCCATACAGGACGTCACCCACCTGGGGAATACACTTCTCGTTGGTAATCTCAGGCACCTGGTCCTGGTAATCCTGGCCAAGGTTAGCGCGGATAGTATTGATGATGTCAATAGACCGCGCGTTCAGGTTGGTAATTGCTACTCTACTGGGCATAATTTAACCCTCCTTAAAAAGATTCTCGAACGTAGGACGTTCGGCGGGAGCCGGGTTGATAATGGGGTCAACACCCGGCTGGTCATTGTTGTCGACATTGTTCATGAAACGGTCGCGATATCTGGTGCGCCAGGCGGCATCGTTTTCTCTATACTTCTGTTCCCAGTCGACAGCGCCCTTTGCGGCGTTATCGTCCAGAGTGTCAGATACGTCTTCCATGAGAGCAAGCGCTTCATCGGAAGCGTTGTCTCCCAAGACGGCGTTCAGAGACTGAATCAGTTCGTCTTTAGTTTTGATAGCCATATTGTCCTCCTATCCGTACAGATAAAATTTCCAGCGGCGTTTCCTCTTAGCCCCAGGAGACGGCCCAGGCCCTGGACCTGGTTCGTCGCCATCATAATCTGGGTTGTAGATAAAACCCTGGAATCTGTAACCATTGTTTACCTGACTCTGTGTCAAGTAACCCAATGATTTCAACTGTGTTGAAACCCAGAAATAGTCGGGGTCATCATAACCGCCTGGGTTACGGCTATAACCGCTGTTGCTACACACAGCATTTCCATTGTCGTCGATATACTCAACGATACAGACGTGACCAGCATGTCCAGGTTGTTCAAGGCACAAAACCGCGCCTGGCTGGGGAACCGCGCCAGTTTCATAACCGGACACGGCTCCCCACCATTCGCCGCCATCACCAGTCGGGAGGTGCGGAACCACCCCATAGGTTTCCCAGAATCGGCCCCAGGCATAGCATGTGCAGTTCGGTAGGCCCCAATTGGAAGCGTAGAATGGATTCGTGTTGCTGTACCAGTATTTACTGCCCAGCATTCCCTCTTTGGTGAGTCTTGGCGCGTACATGTGGTTACACCTTCACAATAAAGGCGGAGATACCCATATCACGGAGTTTGTCGCGATAGCGCTCAGCATTCTCGCGCACCTTAAAAGCGCCAACCTGTACGCGATACAGGGTGTCATCTTCAGCAGGCTCAGCGGGTTTGACGGGTTCAACGTACTTCACGCCAAAGTAGTCGCAAATACCGGCGGCAATGGCTTCGCCGATATCGTTAGTGTGCTCCACAATCCACTTTGCGCTGGTGGGGTTGTCATGGAACTCGCATTCGCAGTACACGCAGGGCGCCCAGGTGTTTACCATCTCATACCAGGTCTTGTTGATTTGCACAGACTCGCTGGTCCCAGGCGTAATAGGGGCCAGCCTATTGAACACCTTGAGCGCGGCCTTGTAGCCGGGCTTGGCCTTGTCATATGCGTAGATTCTGGTTCCGGAAACAGTTCCATTATATGCGTTAGTGTGAACACAGACATGGAGGTCTGCGGACCACGCATTGGAAGCGTTTACCACACTTGCCATGTCCGGCCCCTGCATCATCTTGACTTCAAACTTGTTGCGAAGCAGAGCTTCCACAAGAGCCTGGGCGATTTTCTTACACTGGTCTCCTTCCGTGGTGTTGCCATAGGCATAGTTGTTGTTGAACTGGTCTGACGGGGAAACGAAAATGCGGGTAGTAGACATTAATCTACACCTCCCATTTTGTCAACCAGCTGCTGCATAACCAGTGTGTTGTTCTGGATAGCTTCGGTCAGCTGTCTGACTTCATCTTTGTGAGTTTCAGTCATGGTCTTGATGTACCAGAAACAAATCAGGCACACGACAATGGGGAAGCCCACACTGGTGATAAGAGTGGTAATTGTATTGGTGTCCATTGTGCTCCTCCTTTACAAGAATAGTGAGAAAAGATTCCCTATGATGATTATAGCATATGGGTTGACATTTGTCAAGGGCTATGGTATAATCTAATAGGAGAACTTTGAAAGTAGGTGAAAGTGTGGGAAAGTATTACGACGGTGCAAAGCTGTTGTCTCTTATGGATATCAACGGAAACCGTCCTGAGATTTATATGTGTACCACCAACAGAACCGGCGGTAAAACCACTTTCTTTGGTAGGCTGTGCGCTAATGGGTGGAAAAAGAAACACGAAAAATTCTGCCTGGTTTATAGATATAATTATGAGCTGGACGATTGCGCTGACAAGTTCTTTAAAGACATTGGCAGGTTGTTCTTTAGCGGCGTTACGTTCACCAGCAAACGCCGCGCAAGTGGTATCTTCCATGAACTTTTCTGGGACGACGAATGCTGTGGCTATGCTGTCTCTCTAAACAGTGCAGACCAGCTGAAAAAATACAGCCACTTGTTCAGTGACGTGAAGCGCATGTTCTTCGACGAATTTCAGAGTGAGACAAACCACTACTGCAACGATGAAATTAGGAAGTTCCTGTCTATTCATACGTCTATTGCACGTGGTAACGGAGAACAAATTCGTTATGTTCCAGTGTACATGTGTGCTAACCCAGTGTCCATCATCAATCCGTACTATGTAGAGATGGGAATCAGCGAACGCCTGAACGATGATACCAGGTTCCTACGTGGTGACGGTTTTGTCCTTGAACAGGGCTATGTCGAGTCTGCAAGTGAAGCGCAAAAACAAAGCGGTTTTAATCGCGCGTTTGCGCGTAACAGCTATGTTGCATACAGTGCGCAATGCGTGTACTTGAATGATAGCAAGGCATTCATTGACCAGCCCACTGGTAGAGGACGTTATCTTGCAACACTTCGGTATAACGGAACAGAGTACGCACTACGAGAGTTTCCAGAACTTGGCATTATCTATTGCGACAATCGCCCTGACAGTACGTTCAAGGGTAAAATCACAGTAACAACAGAGGACCACGGATTAAACTATGTTATGCTGAAAAGGAATGACCTATTTCTTACAAATATGCGCTGGTATTTTGAACGTGGCTGTTTCCGTTTCAAGGACCTCCGTTGCAAGGAAGCTGTGTTAAAGGCGCTATCATATTGAGGTATCTGCCATTGTGTCCAACACTGAACTCCCCGGATAACCACGGCTGGAATATGCCGCCGGGACTGTTTAACGGATAGGTTGCCGCTTTGTTGGTGCAATGGTTACAGATATGAAAACACCCCTATGGTTTTCCATAGGGGTGTTTAGATTAGTTCCGAATTTGTTTACTTGAGGGATAGCGATACTTGCGGATTTCAGCGACAGGGTCACAGCCTACCACTTCGCCGTCTTCGCAAATAATTATGTTACATTCCTTTTCGTTAAGGCACAATTGCCATAAGGTGTTTCGGAGGGAGGGAGAAAGAGTAGGCACGCTATCTCTGTCCTTGGTGATAATTCTCTGCCAGATAGTTGGCTTGCCAGTTGCGTGGTTTATTACAACAATCTGGCTGTCGCCAAACTCTTTTAGCCTGTTCACGATAACCGTGTATTTCTTGTAATGCTCCATGTTATCACCTCATTTCATATACGCTGTCAACAAGGAGGACGCCGCCGGGTATACGCTTCGGGAGTAGCTTGCCGGGAATCGCAAGGCCGACGGTGAAATCTTGAACTGTCAGTGAACGGTGCTGTGTGTGTTTTTTGTCTGTGTACAGGAATGCCTGTTCCATCTCTGTGTGTTCAGCCGCTTCTTCGTCTGTGAAGCCGTTGACTGCCATGAGAAACAGGTCCTTGCACTGCTTAGGCATTCCAGCACACTTGACGTTGTAGTATGGCGTTTCTACCGGTTCCAGTTCTTCAGCTATGACGTGCTCAATGTATGTCTTTTGTCGTACAAACCAGCCTTCGTCCCAGGTGCTTTCCAGGTCCCAACAACAGAAGTTCTTATTGTGAACTTTAATGCCCTTTAGCTGGTCAGGTGCAAGGTCGCAATGGATGGAATCAGTGTCGGCATAGATGAACCCCGGCTTGTCTGGGCCATAGTAGTTTGCTTGTGCGGCGCGGATGGTGAAATTTCTGGCGTAGCTGGTTATTGCGCTTCCCACTGGGATATAGCCGGGGGTCTTATCGTTGGCGCGAATGGTACGGAATCCGATGGTCTTGTCCTCCTTGGTGAATGCAATCTTGAAGTCGCTGTTTGGTGATGAAGCCATCTTGCCGTACAGGTTATTAAGGAACAGTTTGGCAAGCTGACGTTTTGCACCCTTGGACTCCATCTTGATTTTCTTGTATTTCTCGATGTACTGGTCGAAGATTCCTACGGCTGAGTCGAACCAGCACCCGTCCAGAATGCGAAAATCAACAAGTTCATAGTGCTCTTTAAACAATGCGAAGTCTGTCATGGTCATTGTAAGTTCTACGATTGCTGGTTTGAGGTTGCCGTCAAGGTCATAGTACACTGGATAATACTTGCCGTCCTCCTTGTTATAATGGTCACTGGTTTCAAGCATCTCATTTGCGCGATAACTCATGCTGTTCTTGAGCTGTATGAACGGTAGTTTGCCGGGACGAATGTAGAACCGTGTCTTGAACCGCACAAAGTAGTATGACGTTGCGCGTTTTGCTTCGTCTGGTATGAAGTCGCCTGACCAGAAATGGGGTTCGCCGATTGGGTACTTGTTAAGGGACTCGCTGGACATCATGGATGGATACAGGGAATTCACGTCTGCTGTGACACCGTTGTGGAACAGCTTTTGTTCCTTGCCACGTGCTAAATAGCACCAGCCGCCACGGTACGAGCGATTGACATATTGCCCGGCGTTATCTGAACCAAATGACTTGTCAAGTGGCATTTGATAGAGGTCCGGGAACATGGTAGCATATGCCTTCTTGCCTATGGACTTCTTGTATTCTGCCAAACAACAGCTTCCAATGGTCAGTTTCTTATGGCCCTCGGTAAACATGATTTCCAGCGCTTCCTTGACAACAAGAACGTCATTCTTAATGTACTCCTGTTCTTCAGGGGTTATTGGACAGCCAGCGTACCGTAGGCCGGTGTATTCCATGTCGAGCTTCTTGTGCTTAGTCTCAAAGCTCTTTCCGATTGCCTTAACGCTAAATGGTAGGAGCTTCAAGCTGTCCCTGAACTCGATAATATTACCGTTCACTTTGACGGTTATGTCATACCACTGGCCCATGCCTGAAATGCTGTAACTAACACTGTTATTTGGCATTTCCTTGTTCTTCATACGCACAAAGTCATTTTCGCCAAACTGCTCAAACGCTTGTTTGTAGCCAAGATTTATCAAGAAATAGGACAGCCAGAATGAACCGTCAAACTTGAGATTATGGAAGTAGCATATGACGTTCTCACGCAGTCCCTTGAGAAAGTCCCACATTTCGCCGATAGAGTGGAACAATGAAACGTCCTCTGTGAACAACTCTACACAGGCCGCCGCCCACACTTCGGTGTGGTCCTGGCCCTTGTACACGGTGGTTTCAAAGTCCCCGACAAACACGCGATTCTTGCGTGTTGCCATTTTACACCTCTATTTCATCGTCTTGGTAACCATTTACTGCGTCACTAAGAATCTCAAGGTCTGCAAGGTCATCAGCGGTTAAGGCCGTGCTCTTTAAGATTTCTGCCAGGGCGACAAGAGAGTTTGCTATTGCGTCCTGTTTTGAGTCATACATGATGACATTTGCGGCATAGTGGAATGCTTCCGGTTGTGCGCCTATGGCACGCATTGCTTGCACAAAGCCGTTGTTCTCAACAGCCGCACTAATCATGCGCTCCATCTGATTCACTTGCTGTGTACGAATCTCGGAAAACCATGCGTTCCAATAAACAGACGGTTCCCAACCCTTGATTTCCTCCATTACTTTCTCATATTCAGATTTGCCGCGATTGAATCTGTCCAGTGCTTCCTTAACACGGTCAGCAACATCTGTTGCTTCGGCGGGAGGCATACCTGGCTGGGTATGATACCTGGGGTCTTTTTCGCGTTTGTGCAATGCACCTTTTTGTGCGGCTAATGAGCGCTCAATCATTCGGCCCTCTGTGCCGGTGAATGTGGAACCTTCGTAGACGTATGTGGCTTGTTCGTAAAGTGTTTCTGGCTTGATTGCTGTGATTCTGGCAATATCGCGCTTTGTGACTCTGGTGGGACGTTCAGGCACAGCATTTGCTGGAAAACTGTAGCCGCGCTTCTCTGCTGATTTTATGAAACGGCGTATTCTCTGCTGTTGCTTGGCAAATGCCGCCTGGTTTGGTGTCATTTTCTGGCGCTTTTTTGCGGGTTTCTTTTTAGCCTTGATGGACCTTCTCTTTGCCATGGTTCTTTCCTCCTATATGAAAATAGCGCCCACCAGGTGTGTCTCTGGTGGGCGCTGGTGTTACGTTACACCACGGAACACGTCAGGAACTCTTTTCCTTTGTAGTTCTTGCTGGGACGCCGGGAAACTTCCAGCTGCCAGGATTCATCACAGTCAGCCATGTCCACCATGATTTCATCCAGGGCGGTCAGGAAACTGGGGGAACCGGTGCGGTACTTTGTACCGCCCTCGTCAACGAGAATGCAGACAGTATAGTCGATACTCTCGGACTTCTCGTTGTGTACGTTGAGAACTGCGTAGAAGTCCAGGTCAATCAGGACAGGGCCGTCCTGGGTAACCTCGTCCAGGCTGAGCGCGTTGGTGGTGTCCTTCACGCGTACACGTTCCTTGTGGGTCAGCTCCTTGCTTGCCTTAGCGATGGTGACATTGTAACCTTCCATTTTTCTTTACTCCTTTTCGTTGTCAGTTTTGTTGTGAGTACATATCACTGTAATCGGCGGCTTGCAGATTTCTCGCAAGTCACACGATAAACAGGCGGGATTGGTGGGGTTCACTGGGGGTCCCGGGGCTGTGCGGGAATCTCTGCATCAGGCTTGCGGCGAACAATGTCCGTTGCATGGGCGATGAAGAAATCTTCGGGCATGCCCAGGAGCTTTTCCTCCACCCAGGACTTCGAGATAGACACAGCCTTGAGGGTATCTGTGTCAACGGCAGCCTTTGCGGCCTTGAGGATTGCTTCGTCGTTCTTGTAGGTCCGGGAGAGAGTGACTTCCTTGGTGCAGGGTTCGCCCTGCTCGATGTCCAGACACAGCACGCATGCCTGTGTCACCTTGATGGTGCGGGTTACCATGGGTTTTCTTGCCATTTGTTGTACCTCCTTGTGTTACATTGTTTGTTGATATGACAGGGCCAAGCTGGTACTGCCCCAGCTGGTGCGGACTTCCGTGGCCCGTGAACCCGGCGTTGCCGGGAACACATAGGAGAGAAAGAGAGTATCGCCATCAGCGGCTATGCCTTATTATACCACGCGGACCGGTAAACTGTCAAGCGTTAAATTTTTAACAATGTTCAAATTTTCGGTCTGGGACTGAAATCACCACTTGTCCAGGAATCCAAAACGCCATACAGATAGTTGTAAAACCGGCATAAATCAGCGCAAGCCATGCTATGGGGGCAGCGTTCACAAGTTTCTGCACATTCCATGTTCTCAGAGCCGGTTTCAATGACTTCTATGAGGGCACGAATGTCGTCCGGTGTGTAGTTCATTTTTGCGCTCAATGTAATCATAATCTGCTTCTCCTTTGTTGTTAAATTTGGTGTTACCCGACACAGGGCCATGTGGCCCGGTGTTATTCCACGTTTTCGCGCGGAATGATTTTGTCGTAGATTATTACAATGTGACATTTTCTGGGCTTGCCTTTTTCACCCGGTATGCTGGTGGTACGGATTGCTGTGTTCTTCCAGCGTGTGACGGCCTTGCGCTGGGCTTTTGTCAGGTTATGCGTGAGAAAATATGCGCGTCCATAAAGGCCGTCAAAATTCGTTGTGTTGCGTGAAGCAAACCATGTAATTCCAGCGTCCAGCATGTCAGCCTGGTTCATCTTAAATCGTGCCATGCGTTAACCTCCTTTTGTTGTATTTTGGTGTTACCCGACACGGCCCCATTGCTGGGGCCTGGTGGTCAGCGGCGGCGCTTTAATAGCCATTCTACCAAGCAAGCAAATGACATCGCAATCAGCGGCGACAGCGGCAGAATAATGTGCACGAAAATCATTTCAAGAGCCATGCGATAACCTCACTCATAATTTTTGCCTTTTCAAGCAATTCACGGCGGCGCGCCTTTTCATAGTCAGGCGTATCTGCGTCAATTTCTGCGTTGAGTCTTTCTATGAAGAAAATCTCGTCCAGCATTTCAGAAGTAAATTCTGCTATTGCGCGTGCACGCATAACCTTCTGTTCATTGTCCATATTTGTTCTCCTTTTGTTATTGAAATTTTGGTGTTACCCGACACGGCCCCATTGCTGGGGCCTGGTGGTCAGTCAATGACATGACCATAGCGCATGAAATCCGCTTCAGTCATTCCGTATTTCTGTTCGGCTTGTCTATGTTCTGTGATTGCCACGGGACGCGCGTCTGCGCGGTCAGTGCAGTTAAGAACCTCCTGCATGCGCTCAAAAGCCCTTTTGTCGTTACGTTCGGGAATCGCGTCACTGCACCAAGTTTCAAAAACAGACTTATCGGTGAGATTTAAGCACAGAAATTTGTACTCCTGGAAGGTGATAGTGCGTGTTACCATTCTTTCGCGTGCCATAGTTTTTTGTTCTCCTTTTGTCGTTGAAATTTGGGTGTTACCCGACACGCCGCATTATTGCGGCGGTCGTGCGTGTGTTTCGTCTTAATTTGCAAAGACTTTTCATTCACTGTCCGGGCTATCGCACATTGACCCGGCGAACAGCTACGATTATGCTTTCGCAATGCGTAGCAGGGTTTTCACCTTTTCAACAAATGGAGCGACTTCCCACTAACAGACCCGGCAACATGTGGCCGCTGATATGCGTAGCTGACACGTTATCCGGTACTCTTGTGCCGTGGGGCTTGTTTGTGTCCAGTATTCACTTTTCAAGGTACACGCCTTGACGCTGTCGGCGTCCCGTTGGCTTGACGGTGGGCGGCCACCAGGCCGGCCCTGGTATTATGTGCTCTTCCATGGTCTTATTGTACTACATGTGCACCAAAAATGCAGTTGCATTTGCAACAATGTGTGAAAAAATATGTACCAAAATGAGTACGAGATTTTTGTATATTTTGTACATATCGGTGCACCAGTCAATGGGGGATCTGGTGTACCGATTTTGAGAAACCTTAA